AAGGCCAAGAGCGAGCAGGCAACCAAGGCCGAGAAGCAGCTTTTCTACAGCATGGCGCTGTGGATGGCGGGACAGCGTGGATACAAGCCGGGCTGGGCTGCGAACCTGTATCGCGGCAAGTTTCAGGTCTGGCCGCGTGGGCTGGACGATATCGCCACCCCAGCCGATCAGGCGTTCCTGAACTACGAGAAAAGCCGCCGCATCGCATACGCCAAGCGGAGGGCTGTGTAATGTTCCATGACAAGACGACGAGCGCAGCCAAGGGTAAGTGGCGGGGTATCCTGATGGCTCTTGGGGTGCCAGAGACCGCGCTTCACGACCGGCACGGCCCATGCCCGCTGTGTGGCGGCAATGACCGGTTCCGATGGGACAATCAGGACGGGCAAGGAACCTATATCTGCGGCCAATGCGGGGCAGGTAACGGCATGAAGCTGGCCATCGAATTCACCGGCCAGCCGTTCCGCGACGTGGCATCGCGGATCGACCAACTGCTGGGCAACATCAAGCCCGATACCGGCCCGCAGCGGCGCGAATTGAGCGAAGGCGACCGGCGCGACATGCTGCGCAATGCCTACGCCTCGACTGCCGCCGTGCAGCCGGGCGATCTGGTGGACGCCTACATGGCAAGCCGTGGCCTCGATCAGCCAAGCTATCCTGCGGCGCTGCGGTTCTCTACCGCGATGAAGGACGGCGAAGGCGGCGTGAGGCCGTGCATGGTCGCGCTGGTCGGCGTTCACGGCGAAACCGACGACAGGGGCCGACAGCGGTATTGCAGCCTTCACCGCACGTTCCTGCGGCCTGATGGGCGCGGCAAGGCCGAGATGGCAAGCCCGCGCAAGATGATGCCGGGGCAACTGCCGGACGGCGCTTGCGTGATGCTGTCCGATTGGCCGGGATACGGCGCAATTGGCGTGGCGGAGGGCATCGAGACGGCGCTTGCCGCATCGGCGCGGTTCGAAATCCCGGTATGGGCCGCGATCAGCAGCAACATGCTGGCAAAGTGGAACCCGCCAGTTGGGGCCGAGGAAGTGGCGATCTTTGGCGACAATGACCCGAAATTCGGAGGCCAAGCCGCCGCCTATTCTCTGGCGCATCGGCTGGCCGTGAAGGGTCTGAACGTCAGTGTTCACATACCGCAACTGCCCGGCACTGATTGGGCAGATCAGCACCGCAAATCGGAGTGCACCGCATGACCGATCAAACCGCAGACTGGCGCATGGCCGTGTTCCGCACCGCCATGCCACTTACCGACGAAATGCAGGACGTGATCCGCAAGGACATGACAGCGCGCGCCGCGAAGATGCGAATGCACCATCACAAGAACGGCGCTGCCCTCGATGGCGGCTCATACGAAGCGATGGCCGAAAAGCGCAGGCTGGCCGGTCAGCGGAACCGCGCTTCGCTGTGGCCGAAGATCAAGCCGCTGCGCGAGCAAGGGCTGTCGGCTACTGCGATCGGTGCCAGGCTTGGCATCAGCGCGTCCACGGTTCTGCGTGCCGAGGGCAAATTGGGCGGGTTGGCGCAATGAGCAAGCATCGCATTCGCCACGAGAACGCTTTCCGCGCCGGTGCCAGAGAGGGCATCCGCGACTTTCTCGCTGACCTGCTGGCCCTGACGCCGCCCGAGGCTCACGAGAACCTGCGCAAGCTGGCCGCGTCTGTCTCGGAGCGCCCGAAATATCAGCGCATCGAGAAGGCGTTCGGGGAGGCAGCCGAATGAGGGTGCTCGATCTGTTCAGCGGAATTGGCGGCATGTCCCTCGGACTGGAGCGGGCCGGGATGAAAACCGTGGCGTTCTGCGAGATTGAGGAATTTCCGCGCCGCGTATTGGCGAAACATTGGCCGGAGGTGCCCTGCTATGACGATGTGCGAACGCTCACTGCCGAAAAGCTCCGCGCAGATGGAATTGACAGGATTGATGTCATTACCGGAGGTTTCCCGTGCCAAGACATCAGCCTCTCTGGGCGCCAAGCAGGACTGGGTGAAACAAGAAGCGGCCTATGGTCCGAAATTGCCCGTCTTGTTGGCGAACTACGACCACGATTCGTCATCGTGGAGAACGTCTCAAACTTGCTTAGTGGCCCTTCTGAAAGGAGAGGGGGGTGGTTTGGGCGCGTTCTCGGAGACATGGCCGAGTGCGGGTATGACGCGGAGTGGGAAAGCCTACCGGCTGGAGCCGTGGGGGCGCCCCATGAGCGCGACAGGGTTTGGATATTGGCCTACCCCAGCCAAGAGTGGGGCCTCGCCAAGAAAATCTGGAGAATGGACTGGCCGCTACTTTATCAAGCCCAACGGTCAAAAGTCGCAAACGCGGCTGGAGGACGTTTTGGATGGCCGTCCGAACCCGGTGTTTCTCGAGTGGCTAATGGGGTTCCCAACATCGTGGACAGACGTGGCACCCTCGGCAACGCGGTCATCCCACAAATCCCCGAAATGATCGGACGCGCCATCATGGAGGCAGCCGAATGACCCGCGAGGAACGCCATCAGCGCAAGGCGTCCTATGCCCGCGCAGTAAGAGAATACAACCATGCAGGGGTGGATGTAGCCGTGCGGGCCGCATATCGCCGGGGTGCGTCATGATCCATCCTGAAATCCGGGAGGCAATCGACCGCGCCGAGGCATGCGGCAGGCTCATGTGGATCATCGACCGCCGTCGCGGGACGGACGATGTGATTATTGGGATCGCATATGCCGATGGCGCGCCATTTGACGGCGATGATGACGTGCACCGCTGCCAGGATCACCTGCGATTTGCAGAAATGATCAGGGACGCCCGCCGGGTCGGAGACTACGCCACGGCCGACAGATACAAGGCCTTGGCATCAGCAGGCGATGACCGCGTGATCATCGAGGCGGACGGGACCGTGATCGCAATCCAGTGCGCATACGATGATTTCAACAAGGCCATCAAGGGCACCATCCCAGGCGCCATCGCCGAAATGAAGCGCAGGAAGGCCAGCACATGAACCAGCAGCTAGACCGCCACAGGACACGGATCGGCGCCGAGCGCAAGCAGGTCGCGGAATACGTCGCATGGGCGCGAGAGGCGATCGAGAAGTGTCGCACCGACGCCGAGCGGGCGACCCTGCTGCGGACCTTACTGCGGCTTACGGAGGGATTGGGATGAGCGTCTACGACGACAGGGAGCCGCGTGCCGTCCGTCATATCGGACGCAGCACGATCCAGATGCGATCGAGTGAAATGCCGGGATACGTCATCAGCGCCGCCGTGCAGGCCATAGGCGGCGGCTCTGCGGCCGACTGGTGTCAGGTGACGCCTGATAGCGACCACACGAAAAACGAGGGGCAGGCATGAAAAGCCATCGCAAGAAACGTCGGACCAAACAGCATCGCGCATCGCTGGCAGGCGTCAACGCCCGGAACCCGCGCCCGGTGTCGCTGCCCATGTGGGACCATGGAGCCACGGGGCCAGCCAACAGGGCAGGCCTGGTGATAGAGGAACGCGGCGAGACCAATCCAGCGACGGGCAGGACGACGAACCCGAATGGCGTGACCGGAACGCGCCGCCGCGACCTGCTGCTGTTCTGGGTCAATCGCGGCTCCATCAGCGTGGCGGGATACAACGCGGCCATCGCCCTGCGCGGCGCATTCGAGTCGACACAGCGCCGCCCGCCATGCCTGCCAGACAATGACAGGGTGCAGTCCAGCCCCAAGCCCGATGCCGCCATTGACATCCAGATTGACCGCATCAGCCGATACCACGCCATCCGCAGGCACGTCTGTCCCGGAGACTGGCGGCTGATCGAGGCCTGCGTGATGGATGGCCAGCACCCTGCGCGCGTCTACGGGGCGCTGCGGTCGCGCGAGGGCTTCGCGGATTTGCGGGACGCTTTGGACAGGCTCTCGGATTCGCTAGCAAAAATGGTTGTCAAACACGAAAAACGGTGATAACCCAATAATCGCAGGCGAGGTCTGGCAGGACCGGCCCGCGACAATATCATTGCAGAGTAGAGCAGCGGTAGCTCGGGGCGCTCATAACGCCGCAGGTCGCTGGTTCGAATCCAGCCTCTGCAACCATATAGCCCGACCGCAGAAATGCTGGCGGGTTTTCTCATGCGGTTTGGAAAATGGGTAGACCGCTAAAACAAAACGTCATGGAGGGTGCCACATGCAGACCAATGGCCAATACCGCGTTGGGACGACATTCAACCCGTCATCGTCCGATCTGGTCAACGAGATCAAATCGCGAGCCGCTGAATTCATCGATCTGATCGAGATGATCCCCACGCCCACGGAGGGCCCCGAGATCACCAAGGCTCAATATCGGCAGGTAGCCGAAATCATTCGCGGGAGATCGAACGCGATGAACGCGATCGAGAGCGCCGCCATGTGGGCGGTCAAGGCAGCGACGAAGCCGGAGCCGGAAGAAGATTGACATCAGCCCGCCGGCATTTCCGCGGGCGGGTTTCTTCATGCGAGGGACAGTGATCTACTTCGCCGCCTTTATCATCGGATGCTGGCTGGCAAACCAATAACCCCCGCCACATCCGAAACCACAATCATGGCCCCGAGGGCCAAAGCCATCTGGCCGAGCCGGAGGGAAAGCACATGGGAACCCTGAACGAGAAGCAGCAGAGGTTCATTGACGAATATCTGGTTGACCTAAACGCAACGCAAGCCGCCATCAGGGCAGGATACAGCGCCAAGACAGCGAAACAGCAGGGTTCGCGGCTGTTGACGCATGCTGACATTCAGGCGGCGGTTACAGAGCGTCAGGAGCAGCGCGCAGAGCGGGTCCAGGTTTCACAGGATTATGTGCTGTCATCCATCCTGGAGGTTATGCAGCGTGGCAAACAGGCATCCCCTGTGCTGGACCGCAACGGCGAACAGGTGATGACCGAATTGCCGACCGGCGAGGTGGCTCCGGCATATACGTTCAATGCTGGCGCTGTCCTGAAAGGCGCTGAATTGCTGGGCAAGCATCTTGGCATGTTCACCGGGGAGAACGGCGAGGATGACGCATCGAAGCGCATAAACGTTGTCATTTTAAGGGATTAGATCTATGCTTAGGGTATGGATTATGCCCTCGCTTATAGCCGCCTGATCGCGCATTTTCGTTCGATTGAGGTCGAAGGATACTCGGAAAAGCATCATATCATGCCACGATCTTTAGGCGGCGGAGATGAGGCGGAGAACCTAGTAAGGCTGACGCCAAAGGCGCATTTCTTGGCGCATCGTCTGCTGGCAAAGATCCATGGCGGGCCAATGTGGGCGGAGCTTGCCTGCATGGCGAACCCAAAGACCACTTCGGCTATCGGGGTGAAGGTCACGAGCCGGATCTATGACCTTATCCGGCGGAAGGACGCGATTTGGCGATCTGAGTTTTACACCGAGAATAACCCGTTTCGCGGCAAGTCACATAGTGCCGAGACCAGACGGAAGATGAGGGGGCCGCGCCCATCGGCCTCAGGCGTTAATAACCATCGATACGGGAAAAAATACGAGAACATCGGGGCGATTATCGTAGCCATCAGGGAATACAAACCGAGGCCTTTCGTTCTCGATCTGACGGTTAGAAACCGGATAGACCGGCTTATCGTGGAAACCCCGTCTGAGTTGCGCAGGCTGCGAATGCAATACCTGCGTTCGGAATCAATGAAGGCCAACCTGCGGGACGTGAGCGGGAAGAGAAATCCGAACTATGGGAACGGCGCTGCTATAGCTGGAAGCCGAAACCCAATGTTTGGCAAATCTCATGCTGCTTCTACGAAAGCAAAAATAGGCGAAAAGGCAAAGCGCCGTGTCGTCTGCCCGCACTGCGGCAAGGACGGCAAAATCGCCAATATGGCGAGGTGGCACTTTGACAACTGTCGAAACGCGGGAGATCAGGCTATTACCGCATCAGCATGAACTGATCGCGGATACACAGCATCGTGTCCTCGGGCTGGTGTCAGGATACGGTGGTGGTAAGACCTTCGCCGTCGCGCGAAAGGCTTGCACCTTAGCGCTGCTTAACCCCGGCGCGGATGGCATCATTACGGAGCCGAACCACCCGCTCCTTACGCAAATTCTGATACCGGAGATGATCGACGCGCTCGAAGCTTTCGGCATCCCCTACAAATACAATCGCGCCGAAAGCATCTTCTACTGCCGCGTTGAGGGACGGCAGACGCGGATCGTCTGCAAGTCAATGGAGAACTATGATCGTCTGATCGGCATAAACGCCGCTTGGGTGATTATGGATGAGTTTGACACAGCAAAGACGGAACTGGCTTATTCGGCTTTCCAGAGGCTGATGGGGCGCTTGCGGGCAGGCAATGTCCGGCAGATGGTGATCGTCAGCACACCGGAAGGCTTCAAGGCCATGCACCGCATCTTTGTGGTGGAGGCCAGAGAAGGACGGCGGCTGATTAAGGCTAAGACGGCAGACAACAGGCACCTGCCAGACGACTACATCCCCTCGCTGATTGAGGCTTACCCGGCGCAGTTGATCGAGGCTTACCTAAACGGCGAGTTCGTCAACCTCACCAGCGGCACGGTCTACAGCAGCTATAACCGCGCCCGCTGCGAGAGCCACGAGACGATCCGTGACGGCGAGCAGATTCTCATCGGGATGGACTTTAATATCGGCAACATGGCCGCCTGTATCGGCGTCAAGCGCGTGGACGGCCTTCACTTCGTGGAAGAGATTTCCGGCGTTCTGGATACGCCCGAGATGATCCGCACGATCATTAGCCGATATGAGGGCCACGCGATCCGCGTCTATCCCGATGCTTCCGGCGGTGGTCGAAAGACGGTGGATGCCAGCAAGTCGGATCTGATCCTGTTGAAGCAGGCCCGGTTCCGCGTCGTGGTGAACCCGGCAAATCCGGCGGTCCGTGACCGGATTGTCGCGATGAACAGCGGATTTGAAAGCGCAAGGGTCTGGGTCAACAGCCGGGCCTGTCCGACCCTCGCGGCCTCGCTGGAACAGCAAGCTTACAACCCGCAGGGCGAGCCGGACAAGCAGGGCGGGTTCGATCACCAGGTCGATGCCGCAGGCTACCTGGTCGTCAAGGAAATGCCCGTGCGCAAGCCGTCGCGCGATGCAGCCACAGTGCAGCCACCACCAGCGCCGAGAGATTACCGGCCACAGAAACCAGACGAGGGCGAGCAGGGATGGATGATATGACCATGAATCCCGGCCTGCCGTTCGAGACGATCCGGCGCATGGTCGAGAACGCCTCCGACCTGACGCAGGCAGACCGCGACCTGTCCGAGCGTGATCGCCGCTACTACAGCGGGCACCAGTTGGACAGCGCGACCCTGGCCGAATACAAGCGCCGGAAGGTGCCGCCGATCGTCAACAATCGCATCCAGCGCAAAGTTGATGCAATGGTCGGCCTTGAGCAGAACGGACGCACCGACCCGCGCGCCTATCCGCGCAGCCCCGGCGACGAGCAGGCCGCAGATGTGGCGACGAAATCGCTGGTGTTCGTGGACGACCTGACCCGGTTCGACACCCATCGCAGCCGCGCATTCGAGAACCTGCTGGTCGAGGGCTATGGCGGTGTCGAGATTGGCGTTGAGCAGAAGCGCGGCCGGTTCGAGGTCGTCGTAAACCGCCTGCGCTGGGAGGAAATATTCTACGACCCCTACAGCCGGGAGAAAGATTTCTCCGACGCGGCATATCTCGGCGTCCAGAAGTGGATGAGTATCGACCAGGCGGTTGAACTCTACGGCGGCGTCTACGAGGGAGACGACCTCGAGGACCTGCTGCAGGACACGCTGGCGACCGTCGATTCCAGCTATGACGACCGGCCGCAGAACGGCGATTTCGAGTGGGCCGACAAGAAGCAGAAGCGCGTCCGTGTCGCGCAGATGTATTACCGGCGCGGCGGCGTCTGGTATCTGTCGATCTTCACTGGCGGCGGCGAGATTTACGCCAGCGAAAGCCCGTATCTTGACGAGGACGGCAAGACCACCTGCCCGCTGATCCTGATGACGGCCTATATCGACGCTGACAACCAGCGGTTCGGCGTGGTCCGCAGCCTGATCAGCATGCAGGACGAAATTAACGCCCGCCGGTCGCGCGTGTTGCAGATGGCATTCCAGCGGCAGACCATGGGCCTGCGCGGCGCGGTGTCAGTCGCAGACCTGAAACGGCAGATGGCAACGCCTGATGGCCATGTCGAGATTGACCCGGAGGTTGCCGAGGCGGCTGCGGTGACGGGGCAGCGGGCATTCGAGATCATCCCGACGAACGATCAGGCTGCATCTCAATTCGCGCTGCTCGAAGAAAGCAAGAGCGAGATCGACAAGCTGGGGCCGAACGCCTCGTTGCTGGGGCAGTTGACCGGGCAGCAATCGGGCCGGGCCATCATGGCGCAGCAGCAGGCTGGCATGGCGGAGCTTGCGCCGATCTATGACAGCCTGCGCGACTGGACGTTGCGCTGCTACCGGGCGATGTGGAACCGGATCAAGCAATTCTGGACAGATCAGCGATATGTCCGCGTGACCGAGGACACGGAAGCGCCGCAGTTCATCGCCGTCAATGAAATGCAGGGCTGGCAGGTCAATCCGCAGACGGGGCAGGTTGAGCCTGTCGTCAACAACAACTTGGCCGAAATGGACGTGGACATCATCATCGATGCCGCGCCGGATATGGTCACGCTGCGCCAGGAACAATTCGAACAGTTGACGCAGATGGCGCAGGCCGGGGTTCCGATCCCGCCCGAGGTCATGATCAAGGCTTCCAGTCTGCGCGACAAGCCGAAGCTGATCGAGATGCTGCGCGGTCAGGCACAAGCGGCCCAGCAGGCCCAGCAGGCATCCCAGCAGGCGGAAATGCAGCGCCAGCAGATCGAGGGCCAGAACGAGACGCTGGACGCGCAGTCGCAGGCCCAGCTTCGGCAGGCACAGACCGTCGAGACGATGGCCAAGGCCCGCCAGACGCAATTCGAGACACAGCAATCAGCGACCAGCACCGCCATCGCGCGGGCGCTGGGGATGATGCCTGCCGCCGGGGCTTAACGGGCGGTCACGCTTTCTGGTGTGCGAGAACACCAGCCTGACGCCGGGGGACGGGCGGTTTCGTGACCATCAGCGATAATGAGGCAACACCATGTCGGCAGACGTGAACGACGAACTATTTCCCGAAGACGAGCAGGCCGAGGCGGAAACGCCGGAGCAGGAGCAGCCGGAAGACGAGCAGGCCGAACAGGCCGAGGCGGAAGAAGGCGATGAGGTCAAGGGCGAAGACGAGGGTGCGCCGCCTGCGCCCGTGAAAGAGGACGCCAATCACGTTCCGGTATCGGCGTTGAAGGACGAGAGGGCCAAACGGCAGGCGCTGGAGCGTGAACTGGCAGAGATTCGCCAGTGGCGTCA